TGCGGCTCAGTTGTAGTTACAGAGAAGTAACCATATCCTGGAGCCCATCCTTCAGATTCAAAAATAATATTATTCAAGTTTTGAAAACGAAATTGTCCATCCGAATATACGCTCAGATGTCCACCGTCATTATGCATTTGAATATAGTTTGACCAAATATTAGTTCCTTCTGCATTTTCTCCTTTAGAAATCCCAAATTTCGCATATGCTTTAGAAGGTTGATCGACTCCATTAATTCGCGGCATGACTTGATAAATATAAAATGATCCTGTACCAGCGTATTTTCTATTATCAGAACCAAGGACTAATGAAGGTTGAATACTTCCATCATCTGTCTCCATAAATCCTATATAACCACGTGGTCTATCTAAATCAAAAATCTTCATGTCTTGTTTATTTATTTCAACAAATCTATTTCCACTCGTTTTAAGTGTTACCCCTTCTAAAACTTTTCCTTTGATATGATTTGCTGTAATAAAACCTACTAAGTTAATTCTGTTTGCATTCAAAGTAATGTTTTCTTTACTCATATTGAAAGCTGCGATTACATCATTTTCTTTTACAGATATACTAACGCCCTTTTCAGTTAACTGGAGACGGGTTTCCATATCTCTTACATAAGATGATGTGGCAAATTGCCCATTTGCTTGCTCTTTTGTATATACCTCTGTCTTTTTTGCTGAAGCATTGATACCCTGTTCATTGATAGTAAAGCGGTTATCAATCAAAGTCATTTTCTGATTAAATTGCTCAGTTGCAAGTTTGTTAGCTAGTTCGCCCAACAAATCTTGTTTATTTTTATCAACTGTTTGCTTCAACTCAGGTATCTTAAATCCAGCAACATAATCCTCTACTTGTTTAAGCTCGACTTTCGCACCGATTGCTGTTGCCTGTTGTTCGAGTTTTGAATTTGCTTCAGTAAGTTTCTTACCTTGATCTGATACTACATTATTTAAATTACTAACTTTAGAAGATAGTCCGCTTGCAGTTTGTTCCACATCACTCATACGTTGTTCATATCCAGCCTGGTTATTTTGAACGCTTTTTACTGTGGTTTTAACACCCTCCACATTTTGCTCAATTTCAGTTGTTTTTTTCGTGAATGTTTCTTTAGAAGTAACTTCATCATTAGCTAGTTGCCATGTAGTTCGTATATTACCTTCTTCAAATTTTGCATGGTGAGAATTTAAATTCCCATCAATATTGCGCCCGGAATAGTAAAATCTAATTTGGGTTACGTCCTTGTCTTTGGTCTTGAATGTAGATGATAATGGTTCATCTTTATAATCCACATTAACCTTTAATTTCGAGTCTGTTCTTATAGACCTATACTCTTGCTCTCCATCCGTATACGTTATCGCTGTTTCTACACCGAACCAAGGATTTGTATTAAGTTTAGTCATTTTCCCAGTGAATAAAAAAGAAATAGTAAACGTCTTATTTCTGTAATTAATCTTATTAGAAAGAGTCATTTGTTTACTATCTGACCAGGTTCCAGCTATGTTCTGTTTGTTTAATCCTGATTCTGAATCACTTGCTAGATTGATTGAACCTACAGAAAGATTACTCATATCAGTTTGTAATTGTTCAATAGTCTGTTTATTTGAAGTGGCCGTATTCTTTATTTCATTTGTTGTTTTTGTTAAATCGTTTGTTGTTTGCTGCACCTCGGAAATTGTCTTTTTGGTGCCTTCCACAGTTGATTCAACCGTATTCACTTTATTACTAATATCAGTATCTTTTTTCGTTAACGATTCAATAGAAATTTTAAATCCATTAGAATCCTGTTCAAACTGAGTTACTTTCTTATTGATCTCACCTTGTTTATTTTCGATATTAGTAATTGTACGGCTGACACCTTGTAAACCTTCCTGCACTTCGTTGAATTGTCCTGTAGCTTGATTCTGTGCTTCTTTAACCTTTTGATTTAACTCCGTTTTCGTAGACTCAATATCTTTATTCACCTGATCCAATGTTTCTTTCTTAACTGATTCCACATCAGGAACAACCGATTCCCAAGCTGTGCCTGTCCATATCTTTAAAATACCAGGTTTTCCATTACTAATATCACGCCAAAGTGTTTTATAAGGTTTAAGTCCTGTTGTTGGTGGATTCTTAGCTTCAATGATGTCTACCGTGTTATTTTTAAGATTCTCTTGAACTTTTTCAGCCAATGTTTTCGCTGCTTCGGATTCTTTCTTAGCATCACTAGCTGTTTCATTTGCATTTTTCACTAATTCATCTAACTGATCTATCAGTTCTTGCTTACTTCCTAATGAACTAAGAATACGATTATATATCTTTCGTAGTTCTTCATTTGGATCAGTAATTTCGCGATAATCACCAAACACATATTTATCTTGTGTAGGATCTGTAAAAGATTCATCACCAGCAATCACACGTGCTTCAAGGTATAACTTAGGCGTGAAGCCTGTATCCTTGATTCGGATTGTATCGCCCTCATTAATTAGTTCATGCGCTAATCCGAAAATACGTCCAATCGATTGCGCTTCTACTTCATATGCGACTGAAGAATTGACACGCTTTTTTAATTCCGTCTTCATCAAAGTCAGTAATCGCTGTGGTGTCATATTTCGGTCTTCTGTTTCTGGAGTGTAGAAACCAAATTTATGTTTACCATGTGCATTCCAACGTTGAAAGGCATCACTATCTGTAATATAAACAAGTCCGTTATTGATGCTCTCAATCGTGATAAGTTCTTCACCTTCACCCCGTACAAATCCGACTAAGGCGGTACAAATATCCCTGGAATGTTCAATGCGTCTAACGCCTACTAAGTCTTTTCCCAGGGTTACTTCCTTCCCTGTTTCTCTCCCTCGTTTATTTATCATATCGACGTACCATCCTGTAATTCGAGAACCGGATACTTCAACACGATATTGTATTTCCAACTCAAACAAAGCCGCAATTTTCTTTAAAAAAGTGAGGGGATCGATGAATTCATCAATAGTCATCGTGTGGAATGAAGAATAATCCGTTATACCACGTTGCCATTTTGAATCGGCAAGCGCGATATCAATAAACGTATTAACTGTTTCGCTCTCTATACGTTGAGGTTTAATAATACCATCTTTAGCTATTTGAACCCAGGCACCAGACGAATGTACAGTTAATGATCTATCATTTGAATCTTTTTCTACTTCATTGTTAATAACATACGGAACAATTCGACCATCTCGTACTTCCTTTAAAACCAAGTTCTGCTGTTGTAATGTAATTGCATGTGGAGTGCCGTCAAAAGTTTTGAACTCTAGCATATCAATGTTATTCTTAATTTCCCAATGACGTTTATCTTCCCAGTAGTCCTTTGGTTGAATAGCGGATAGAATTTGATTTGTTTTGAAATCAACAACATGAAGTAATCCGCTTGGTGTTCTCATCGAAATCGCTCCCTATATTTAACTTTTGCTGTTCCGATATCAGCTGGCATAATTTCGAGTATATTAGCTCCTTTATTAATAACAGGAAAATTACTGAAAAACTCTTTTATGTTAATCGCGTTTTTCCCTTCAATACTGACATGACTACTTTCTGTATCAATCATGACTTTATCACCAACATCAAATATAAAAGGCGGTGTGTTATTCGTATTTAAATTCACCTTCCAGAATTTTAAATCTGCAACCGACATTGCTTCTACTGGCGGTACATCCTGCCACTGCATGATACTAATCTGTATTTGAGCTGCTTTTTCCATATGCTTATTGTCTTTATCGATCCATCGCGCAAAGCGCTCTGAATCATCTTTTTCTGTCCCTGGAAGGAATTTTGAAATATATGCCTCCCATACATTTCCGGTCCTAGCTATCCACAATCGACCAAAATACTGATTCCATGTATTCGGGTAATCGCCACTCTCATAGATCAAACCTATTTTACCAGGCTTATTATCGTATCCAATAACCATTGTTCCGAAATTTTGTTCAGCTTGCCAATAGAGATCGTTCATAGCGATTTTTGAAAGTACCTTACTATTTTCATCGAGTATTGCTATCTCAACTCGTCCCATTTCATTGATTTTCTTGCTCTTACAAGTAACGTAAGCTTGCATAATAAAATCTTCTACTGGACCACCAGGTATACTTTTTTTAACCGCTGCACCATGCCAACCTTTACCTGTTCCTGTGCCAAAATCAGAACAATAAAACTGATATTTATCTGATTTCATTTCGCCAACCGGTTCCCCATCTTCCATTGAGCTGACTTTACTCCATCCGACCGTAGTAGCCATTTCATCCCATAATATACGTTGATTCCTTTCTACAGGCTTTTCCACAGTTTTTAGTGGCATACCNATACGAAAATAATCTCGATCACTTAAAGACACCCCGCCGAACNATACATCTAAAAAAGTGTTTGGCTTTGTAATATCAATTTCAATGATAGGGTTAGAATGAACTGTTCCTTTATTTTGGATATTAGCAACTAACCCATTAACATCTTTTTTAAATTCAACGGTTTGCTCTTTTCCTAACTTATATGGCATTGGACATACTAGTGTAATAGTTGCTTGATGAATATTAGATTTTTCTAAAGTCTCCTCTACAGATTCCTTAATCCCGTAATACACAATATCTGGTTCGTCTGTGAAGGTAATTTTTACAGGTCCTTCTGTATCTAATAAACCATTTAATTCGTCTATCCGTTTCCTTAGTTCAAAAAGAGAGACNCCCTTAAGAGAGAAATCTACTTCTAATACTCTCTTGGGAGTCCTTTTACTTAAAAAATATGAACCTGGGCGGTGAGGTACNGTTAACTCATTAATTTCATCACTTAAAATTCCGCGACCTCTTATATCGTTAACCATAAAAAATCCTTTTTCGTATTTTTGCTCGAAATATTCTTCTAAATT